GCAAACCATGTAGGAGCAAAAGGTTCTGATTCTTCTATAGCAGGAACACCTATAACCACAGTAACCTCAGAAGGTGGAGGTGGTGGTGGTACTGGTGCATCTTATTCACCTTATCCATATCCTGGTATCAATGGAGGTTCAGGTGGTGGAGGTGGAACTACTTTTTTTCCACTAGGAACAGGAACACCAGGACAAGGACATAATGGTGGTGCTGGTTCTAGAGCAGCAAATACTGGTGCAGATGTTGCAGGCGGTGGAGGCGGTGCTGGTTCTGCTGGTTCAAATGGCGTAGGAGCACCTACCTATGCAAGTGGACCAGGAGGAAATGGCGTTGCATCATCTATCACTGGATCACCTGTAACAAGAGGTGGTGGAGGTGGTGGAGGATCATACTATTTTGGTGTTCAAACAACTGGTACTGGTGGTCCTGGTGGCGGTGGTACAGGTGGTAGCACTCAAGGTGGTACACCTGGAACAATGTCAACATCTGGCTCTGCTAACACAGGTGGTGGAGGCGGTGGCTATGCTGAAGATTCTATAAATTTTCAAAACTTTGGTGGTGGAGGAGGAGCAGGTGGATATCGTTGCTCTGTACCTGGTGAAAGTTCTGGAGGAGGAGCATCTGCTGAATCAGTTTTAACAGTAACAGGTAGCACACCCTATACAATAACAGTTGGTGGTGGTGGTGCAGGAAGTCCAGTTATTGCATCAACCCCATCTACAACAGCAGGAGGTTCTGGTGTAGTAATTACAAAACAACCTGCGGTTGAAATTACTATTGCATCTGGAGTTTGGAGTATAGATGCAGTTTATGAAAATGTAAAAGCAGGAACGTGGGTGTAATATGCCTAGATTAATTGGTGCGTTACAAAATACTCAAGCACAACAACTTACTACTTTTAATTCAAGCGGAACTCTTACAACTCAGCCACTAAGCACATCTATTGAATATTTAGTAGTTGCTGGTGGTGGTGGTGCAGGTGGAGCTCAAAATTTTGTAGATGCTGGTTCTGGAGGCGGAGGAGGCGGTGGTTTTCGTACTGGAAACACTCCTGTATCTGGAAATTCCCCATACCCTATAACTGTTGGTGGTGGTGGAAATGGCGGTGGTGCAGGAGCTCCAGGTAGCAACGGATCAAACTCAGTTTTAGGAACTCCAACACCAATTACTTCTGCTGGAGGCGGAGGTGGTGGTTCTGGAAGAACAGCACCAACTGGTTCAGGAGTAGGCATTGCTGGAGGCTCTGGTGGAGGTGCTGGAGGTTATGGTGGAGCTTACTCAGGCGGAGCAGGTAATACACCCTCTGTAAGTCCTTCACAAGGAAACAATGGCGGTGCTACAACAGTACCAGGCGGTCCTAGAGGTGCAGCAGGTGGAGGTGGTGCTGGTGCTGTAGGACAAGATGAACAATCACCACAATTAGGTGGAAATGGTGGAGCAGGTGCACCATCAACTATTTCTGGATCAGATGTTACATATGCTGGCGGAGGTGGTGGAGGTTGTAGAACTAATCCAACTGAAGCAGGAGGTGGAGATGGTGGTTCAGGAGGAGGAGGTGACGCAGGATTTTCTCCAAATAGACCAACAAATCACTTGGGTGTCGCAGGAACAACTAATCGTGGCGGAGGTGGTGGCTCACGATCTTCAGATTTTAATGAAGTTCCCTCACCATCTGCTCCATTGTCGAATCAAGATGGTCTTGCTGGAGGCTCTGGTGTAGTTATTGTTAAAGAACCTTTTGTTGGTTCTAGTGCTTGGGATTTAAGAGTAGTATATGTAAAACAAAAAGCAGGTACTTGGGCTTCTTAAATTTATTTTTAAGTAGGGATAATGATAAATTTTTTAAAAAATCCTAAAACAGAAAATTACTTGCGTTTAAAAGAAATGGTTAATAGCTCAAGTATTCCTTGGTATTACCATGATGAAACTATTTTAGGTGATTGTAAAAATGATTTTCCTTTTTATAGTCATGGTATTTTAAATAGACCATTAGCTGCAAACCACAATATAACTAAAATTGATTCTTCTTTATTTGAAGATGCTTATGTAGTTATAAAAGAAATTTTAGATAAAAATAAAATTGATATAAACGTTTTATTAAGAATTAACTTGAATAGCACTTTTGATTGGAGCACAAATATAAACGAGTATCATACAGATTTTACTTTTCCACATAATAATTTAATTATATATTTAAGTCCTTTTACTAAAGGCGAAACTATAATTGATGAAAAAACTTTTAATGTAAAAGAAGATGATGTTCTATCGTTTAATGGATTATTAAAACATAAAAATAAAACTCCAAATAAATATGAAAGACGAATAGTTATGGTTGTTTGTTATATATGAATTTAAAATGGTATTACTGGTATTTTAAATCCGTTATTCCCGAAAGAATTTGTGATGATATTATCCGTTATGGTCAACAACAAAACAAAACTGTAGCTCTTACAGGAAGTGCTGATAAAGATAAAATTACAAAAGAAGAATTAAAAAATATTCAAAAAAAAAGAAAATCAGATATTGTATGGATGTCAGATAGGTGGATATATAGAGAAATACAACCTTATATTGATCAAGCTAATGCAAGTGCAAATTGGAATTTTCAATGGGATTGGTCCGAGGCTTGTCAGTTTACAGAATATAAAAAAGGACAATTTTATGATTGGCACTGTGATTCACATGAAGAACCTTATAATAATCCAGATAATATAAACATACATGGTAAACAAAGAAAACTTAGTATGACTATATCTTTATCTGATCCAAACGAATATGAAGGTGGTGATCTTGAATTTGATTTTAGAGATACTGAAAAAGGTTCACAACCAAGAGTATGTGAAGAAATAAGAGCAAAAGGAAGTGTAATAGTTTTTCCTTCTTTTGTTTGGCATAGAGTAACACCAGTAACTAAAGGAATACGACATTCTTTAGTATGTTGGAATTTAGGATATCCTTTTAAATGATTGAAACAATTTATTATTCGATACTTGCAATGATATTAATTGCAGTTTTATATAAAGAACCACCTTATTTATGAGTTTTAAAAAAAATAAATATCAAGTAATTAAAGGTGCTATATCAAAAGAATTAGCAGATTTTTGTTATCAATACTTTTTAAATAAAAGAGCAGTAGCAAGATATTTGTTTGATGAAAGATATATATCTCAGTTTACTGAATATTTTGGTGTATGGAATGATTTACAAGTTCCAGAAACATATTCTCATTATGCAGATATTGTGATGGAAACTTTACTACAAAAAGTTAAACCTTTAATGGAAAAAAAATCAGGAATTAAATTATCTGAAACTTATTCTTATGCAAGAATTTATAAAAAGGGTGATGTTCTACATAGACACAAAGATAGATATTCTTGTGAAATATCTACAACTTTACATTTAGGTGGAGATGAATGGTCTATTTTTTTAGAACCTTCAGGTGAAGAAGGAAAAAAAGGAAAAGAGATTAAATTAACAGCAGGAGATATGTTGATGTATCAAGGTTGTGAATTAGAACATTGGCGAAATGCTTTTGAAGGACAAAATTGTGGACAAGTATTTTTACATTATAATGATGCTAGTGATAAAAATGCTGAGATAAATAAATTTGATAAAAGACCAATGATTGGGTTACCATCTTGGTTTAAACAAAAATAGGAGAAATCTATGATAGAACTATTATTTTGGATATGTGTAATTGTAGCAGTAGCTTCTGGTATTGCAGCTATTACACCTACACCTAAAGATGACCATTGGTTTAGACATATTTATAAAGTTGTTGACTGGTGTGCATTAAACATTTGGAAAGCAAAAGACAAATGAGTTGGTGGAAAAAATTAGTCGATACAGTTACAGGCACTGAAAGAAAACAAGTTCGTGCTAGAAACAAAAAAGGCAGATATGTAGCAGATGACAAATCAACACCAGATGTTAATGAGGCTTATAAAACAGTGAGGGTTAAAAAGAAAAAGAAATGACATCTGCTATTGAAAGAGTAGCAGCCCATGAAAAAGAGTGTGCTATTCGTTATGAAAATATAGAGAAAAGACTAGATCAAGGTCAAGCAAGATTTGCTAGATTAGAAAATATGATTTGGGGTCTTTATGTTTTATTAATAAGTTCAATGATAGGAATTATAAGTCAAACATTATGAGTAGAGCACAAAAAACAGTAAGAACAGTTGCTAATAAACTTAAAAAAGCAAGTAAAGCTCATGCTAGTCAAGCTAAAACTTTAGATGCTATTAAATTTAAAAAAGGTCGTAAATCAACAGTTAATAAAGCAGGAAACTATACAAAACCTGGTATGCGTAAAAGAATATTTAATCGTATCAAAGCAGGTGGTAAAGGAGGCAGACCTGGGCAATGGTCTGCAAGAAAAGCACAAATGTTAGCAAAAGCATATAAGAAGGCTGGTGGTGGCTACAAATAGTTTATGGGTTAAAAACGTAGAAATACCCACATCATCTCATCCAGAGATAAAAAAACTTAAACGTAAAACAAAAGTTCATAACTTACACGGAAATAAAATCTGGGATTCTTCTATGGTTATCATAGAGTCACTAGATGAAATGGACATTATTAATAATAAAATTTTAGATTTAGGTTGTGGTTGGGGTGCATTAACACATTATTTACAAAGTAAAGGTGCGTATGCAGTAGGTATGGATGCTGATGAAAATGTTAAACCATACTTTGATTTAATGTCTAGTTTAATGAATGTAAAACCTAAATTTATTTTACAAGATATTTTTTCTAAACCTTTGCCTTTAGATTTTGATACATACATAGCAGTAGATGTTTGTTTTTGGAATATACATACAGATTTATGGATTAACTTAATTAAGTATTTAAATAATAATGATAAACAATTAATTATGGTTGATCCTGGAAGAGAATCTTTTTGGGAATTATTAGATAAAATTTCTGATGGTAAACATGATATTTGTTTTCATTATCAAAGATTACATATTAATAAACCTAAAAAAACAGATGCTTATATAGTTATATTTGGAGAATAAAATGCCATTAAAAAAATCACAAAGAAGTTTAAAAAAATGGACAGGTCAAAAATGGACTACTCCTAGTGGAAAAAAATCATCAGAAACAGGTGAGGTGTATGCTCCAAAAGCACAAATAGATAGACTAAAATCTACGCCAAAAGGAAGAAGAAAACTTGCAGCAGCTAATAGAAAAAAAAGAGCAGCAACTAAAGCAGGTAAACAACACGCAAAACATGGTTTGCATAAAGGTAAAAAAAGATAATGTATGAATATAATTGCACAGTTACTAGGGTTGTTGATGGCGATACTATTGATGTTATCCTTGATCTTGGCTTTTCTATTCTTCACAAGTGTCGTGTACGTCTTTATGGGATTGATACACCTGAATCAAGAACAAGAGATAAAGATGAAAAAGTTAGAGGAAAATTAGCTGCAAAATATCTAGAAGACTCTATTAATAATGGCACTGAAATAATATTAAGATCAAAATTAAAAGACTCCAAGGGTAAGTATGGTCGTGTATTAGGAGAAGTTATTGTAGATAATATAAATATTAACCAGTCAATGATTGAAAAATATTTAGCAGTGCGTTACACAGGTCAAAGCAAAAAAGATGTAGAAATAGAACATTTAGAAAATAGAAAAAAATTAATTGAATTAGGATTACATATAATTAATGAATAAAACTGAAAAAAAAATACATAATAAAATTATTACATGGGCAACATTTGGTATGTTGTTTACAATTATCTTTGGTTTTAGTTTAGTAGCAAATGCACAATCATCTCAACAATCAGGTACAGCTTGTACTAATGGAACTCAATATTGTGAAAATAATAGTTTAGATACTACAAATACAACTACTACTACAAATACTAATACTAACACCAATACTAACACTAATACTAATACAACAACTTCTACAGCTACTAATACTAATAATAATACTAATGTAAATACAACAACTTCAACTGCAACAAATACAAATACAAATACAAATACGAATACTAATAATAATGTAAATGTTAATACTTCTACAGCATCATCAACTTCAAACAATACTAATAATAATATTAATACTTCTACTTCAACATCTACTGTAAATTCAACAGTAAATCAAAATGTTAATAATACAAATAATAGTACAAGTAATAATACAAACACTAACACTAATATTAATAAATCTGAATCTGAATCTAATGTAAATACTAATAATGTAAATCAAAATAATAACAATACTGTTTCAGATAATACTAATAGAAATATTAATGAATCTAATAGCACTCAAACTATTCGACAAGAAATAAAATCTGAAGCACCTCCTGCATCTGCAATAGCACCATCTATAATGTCTTATTCACAAGACTTATGTACTACTGGTGTATCTGGTGCTTTTCAAGGACAAGTATTTGGTTTATCAGGTGGTAAAACTATAGTTGATCAAAATTGTGAAAGATTAAAATTATCTAAATATCTTTATGATATGGGCATGAAAGTAGCATCAGTTGCTTTGTTATGCCAAGATGCAAGAGTATTTAAAGCTATGGAAATGGCAGGCACACCTTGTCCTTATCAAGGAAAAATTGGTAAAGAAGCATCAACAGAATGGGCTAATAATCAATCTAAAAGACCTGATGCAAAAGATAAAGAAAAAGAATTTATAAAACAATGTACTAAAGAACTTAATCCTAAAAGATCAGGTATTAATAAAGATGTTGTTGGGTTAGTAAAAAAAACCTATACAAGAAAAACTAAATCGGATAGACAATGCAAAAAAGAATTTTATGCTACGGGTTAATTAGTCTATTATCATTTAATCTATATAGTCAGTATATATATGAGAGCAATCAGTCTTTATATGATTTACATGGCAATGCTAATAATTTTAATGGTGAGTTAGCATACGAAGTTTCTGATGATGGTATTAGTCCTGCTATTGATCTTTCCTTTAATTTTACTTTTTACGGCACTACATTTTCTCAGGCAAGAATGTCTACAAATGGATGCCTTAATTTTGGTAATAGTGGTAGCTATTGCAATGACTATACTCCTGACCCTATTAACGGACAGCACACCTATACTATATACGGATTTTGGACTGACTTAATAAGAGATAGTAATTCTCGTATGAAATCATATGGAGACTCTGACAAGATGATTTTTGGTTGGTACAACATGAGAGAATACAATCGTGCATCTGATAATAGCTTTGAAATAATACTTTGGAACAACAACTCGTTTGACATACGATATAGAGAATTAGACATAATTAATCATGATGTGCTTATTGGTGAAGTAGGTGCAAATAAAGATAATTCTTATACCTATTATTATCATGATGAATGTAATACTGGTACTACTAATTCATCTAATTGTGTAAATAAAAACTGGAATAATACAACTATAAATACAACACTTGAAAATGGTGGTTCTTTATTTGGTGAAGGGAGTGGCAATAGTATTGATTGTAGTAATCCACTTAATGATAGTAGTTGTAGTGGCTATGCAGATGCTTTATTAACTCAGCAATGTAATATAACTCAGCTTTATAGTGAATCATGCCCTAATTATTGGGAAGCATATGATGATCAACAATGTGCTGATGATCCACAG